AAATAGGTGGGTTAAATATCTAGACATTCCTCCTGTATTAAATGTGACACAATGGAGAAATAACTATTGGGGGGAGTTTTATGATGACTCTGGATTATTTTTATTTGATCAATGGAAAAAAACTTATGACTTAGGATTTACTTCTATCTTGACTGATGTTACAGATCTTACATCTGACTTAAGAGATCTTGAAGATAAAATCCGCAAGTTTTCTGGCACACGCGGGAACGCAAATTTATATCTTTCAAAAGGATCTGAAAATCATAGAGTTAGTTTTGATGAGCATATGCATGATTATGATGTGATTGTAAAAATGATTTATGGAAAATCTCTTTGGAAAATTGGAAATGAATATGTAGAGATGGAAAATAATACTTTTTTAATTCCAGCTCACACTTCCCATTGTGTAGTAGAATGTAAAGGTAAAAAACTTTCTTTGACTATAAATCTTGCATAAAATTTTATCATGAATACTAACAAAACTGATTTCCTCTGGGTTGAACGATACAGACCTCAAGTAATTGATGATTGTATTCTCCCTGATGATACTAAAAAAACGTTTAAGGAGTTTGTAGAAAAGGGAGAGATTCCAAATCTTCTTCTTGCTGGACCTCCTGGTATTGGTAAAACCACCATTGCAAAGGCATTATGTAACGAACTAGGAGCAGATTATTATGTCATCAACGGATCCGACGAAGGACGTTTCCTGGATACTGTACGGAATCAGGCAAAGAACTTCGCTTCGACCGTTTCACTTACGGGATCTTCTAAACACAAAGTCATCATCATCGATGAGGCTGATAACACAGGCAACGACGTACAACTCCTACTACGGGCAAATATTGAGGCATTTTATAACAACTGCCGATTCATCTTTACCTGTAACTACAAAAACAAAATCATTGAACCTCTTCATTCTCGATGTGCCGTCATTGACTTTACCATTAAAGGAAAGCAAAAAGCACAACTTGCGGGAGCATTCTTTAAAAGACTTCAAACAATCTTGGATCAAGAAAAGGTTGAGTATGATCAAAAAGTTCTTGCAGAACTTGTATCAAAACATTTCCCCGACTTCCGTAGAGTTTTAAATGAGTGCCAAAGATATTCTACTGGCGGAAAAATTGATACTGGCATTCTTGCGTCCTTTTCAGACATTTCGGTAAATGAACTTCTTAAGAATCTTAAGGAAAAGAACTTCACTGAAGTACGTAAATGGGTTGTATCGAATCTTGATAATGACAGCAGTGTTATTCTTCGTAGGGTTTATGATGCACTTTACGACTCAGTTGTTCCAGCTTCTATTCCTGCTGCTGTTCTTATTATTGCTAAGTATCAATATCAGATTGCCTTTGTTGCGGATCAAGAAATTAATCTTTTGGCGGCATTGACTGAAATCATGGTGGAGTGTGAGTTTAAATGATAAGTCAAAAACAACTAAAAACTTGTTTGAGGTATCCTGGCGGCAAAAGTAGAGCAGTCGCTAAGATGGATCCTTACTTTCCAGATCTTCGCAACTATGATGAGTTTCGTGAACCATTTCTTGGTGGTGGAAGTGTTGCAATTCACATCACTAAGAAGTATCCTGGATTGAGTATTTGGGTGAATGATTTATATGAACCTCTTGTCAACTTTTGGCAACAACTTCAGATGTTTGGTGATGATTTAAAAACAAATTTACTTCAGGCTAAACTATCACACAATACTCCACAACTTGCAAGAGAACTTTTTGTTTCGTCAAAGGAAAAAATAAATGATAAAATTGTGTCAAGTATCGATCGTGCTGTGGCTTTCTATGTTGTCAATAAGTGCTCTTTCTCTGGTCTTACCGAATCCTCCTCTTTTTCAGAGCAAGCATCACAAAACAATTTTAGCTGTCGCGGTATTGAGAAACTTCCAGAGTATTCAAAAATAATTGAGCACTGGCGTATAACTAATTATTCCTACGATTATCTGATGGATGGAAATATGGGTGCTTTTATGTATCTCGATCCTCCTTATGATATTAAGGGTAATCTCTATGGGCGTAAGGGATCAATGCACAAAGGATTTGATCACGATAAGTTTGCTGCTGATTGCGCTGCTTGTTATATGCATCAATTGATAAGTTATAACTCCGATCAACTTGTAAAGGATCGTTTTGTAGGTGAAAAGTGGAACGCTGCTGAGTTTGATCTGACGTATACAATGCGTTCTGTTGGCGAATATATGCGAGAACAAAAAGAAAGAAAGGAACTTTTACTGTTCAATTATAATAAAGATTTGTTATGGAATTGAAAGATTGGTTGAACTCGATTAATTTTACAAAAGAAGATTTAACGGAACATATTAGAGATTATCCCTCATATATTATCAATCGCTGTTTGTCTGCACACATTGACTGTGTGATGTATGCAAATGAAATGAATATCAATCATCAACTTGATAAAGATATGCAATATTCATTTTATCTAAATAGTCTAAGGAAAAAGAAGAGATTTTCTCCCTGGCTCCGTAAGGATAAAGTTACAGACTTAGAATATGTTAAATCATACTATGGTTATAGTAATGAAAAGGCATTTCAAGCACTGAAAATCCTGACAAAAGAACAACTCAACTTTATTAAACAACGACTTGATATTGGAGGATTAAAATGACTACTACGGTAGAACCTACAATAGAATGGACTCAAGATCAAATGATCGAAGTCATTCTTAATGAACCAGATGACTTTTTAAAAGTCCGCGAAACCTTGACACGCATTGGAGTTGCATCGAGGAAGGAAAAAAAACTTTATCAATCTTGCCACATTTTACATAAGCAGGGTAGGTATTATATCGTTCACTTTAAAGAACTATTTGCTCTAGATGGCAAACACGCAAACTTGACTGTGAACGATGTTCAGAGACGTAATCGTATTGTCTGTTTATTGTCTGACTGGGGACTTATTACAATAGTAAAGCCTGATGAAGTTTTAAATATTGCTCCATTGAATCAAATCAAAGTTCTTTCTTATAAAGATAAGGGTGATTGGGTTCTGGAACAAAAGTATAATATTGGAAAGAAAGGAAAAGCAGCGGAAACCGAATAAAAAGATGCGGGAAACAACATCCCGCTTTTTTTATGATCTTGTATAATTATTAATGGATGCCGAAAGGATCCACAAAAAACAAACTCGCTTTAAAAGGAGCTACTATAATGACTAACCTGGCACGTTATACTGCTGCGGATCTTCCTGCTTTGATGGAACGAATCACCCGCAATAGCATTGGACTTGATGAATACTTTGATCGTATTTTTAGCCTTCATGAAACAACATCTAACTATCCCCCATTTAATCTTGTTCAAGTGAGTAATGTAGAATCGCGTTTGGAACTTGCTCTCGCAGGATTTAAAAAGAAAGAAGTTTATGTCTACACTCAAGATGGTAAACTCTTTGTTGAGGCTCAGAAGGAAGATAAAGAGACGGATACCAACTACCTCCACAAAGGTTTGGCTCAACGGAGTTTTACACGTTCCTGGACGCTCTCTGATGATACGGAAGTTAGATCAGTTAATTTTGAGGATGGGCTTCTGACAATTACTCTTGGTAGAATCGTCCCAGAACATCATAAACGAAAGGATTATCTCTAAATAAAAATAAAAAATGAAAACCTTTCTCCAATACCTTGAAGAATTAAAAATTATTGGATATAAAATGGCAAAACCGCATTTGGGACTACCAAAAGGGAAAGCATACGCAAAGAGATCTCCTTCAAGTGCTGGTGGCGGTAGTGATGGAAGTGGTGGAGATGGAGACTAAATAAAACTGAATATCGTCGGCGCTATGCCACGGGAGGTAACTGGCAAAATCCAGTTGACGCCTCCTTTTTTTCTTGCTAGAATGTAGACACGTATGGAGTAAAAATGACAATAAAACTTATTTTATTGAAATCTGGCGAAGACATTATTTCAGATGTTCAAGAAATGGTAGTGGGAACTGAGGAATCCAAAAGAGTTATTGGATATTTCTTTGACAAACCCTGTATCATTAAAATGAGAGATCCAAATCTTTTTCCTAGTGAAGAAGAAAAAAATGATAAAAAAGCCGCATATCAAGTTTCTCTTTATCCTTGGATGCCTCTTACTAAAGACACCAAAATCCCTGTAACAGCAGAGTGGGTTGTTACAATTACTGAACCAATCGATCAATTAAAAGAAATGTACATTCAGGATGTAGTTAATTATGGAAACAAAAATAGTAAAGATACTAGCACTGACGAACAACTTGATCCTTGTTTCACAGATTGAAGAAGTTGGTGCTGATATTGGGGAACCAGATTGTAAAATTACAAATCCATTCGTAGTTAAAGGTGATCAAACATTAGAACCATTTCTTTGTGGATATACAAAACAAAATACATTTATGATGAGTTCGGACAAAATTCTTACTCTTGCAGATCCGACACCAACCCTTCTCGAAAAGTATGAGGACTTGATTAAAGAATGACACAAAGCTTTTATACTAATGTTCAATTGATTGGAAATCAATTTTTGGTTCGTGGAGTAGAAAATGGTAAAAGATTTGAAACAAGAGATGAGTTTTTTCCTA